TGTTCCCAAGCACATAAACTGGCTTGACAAACTAATCTTAAAGGGCTATCTCGTATTATTGAGGTAGCCCTTTTTTGGGTCTCAAAGCAGCTTTAGAAGGCCGTTGGTTACGTTATAACTAGAAGAGTCCGAAAGGGTAGCTCATCGAAAGCAAACTATTCATTCTAACTTCTATTTTATAATATTATGGCATACGCAGATCCTGCCTATATGGCACAGACTGGTTCACCTGCGGGTGGAACCGACATCAACGATGCATACGTACAGGCTTACCGCGCTGGTTTCGAGCAAGCATTCCAGCAAAGCGAGTCTAAGTTGCAGCCGTTTTTCGAGCAAGAATCACAGAACGAGGAGTTCCAATACTTTGACCGTATCGGCGTAGCTGCTGACATGGCAGAGGATGCTACTCGTTATGGTGACAACCCTAACTCTCTGATCGACCACGGTCGTCGTCGGATCGGTCTTAAGGACTACGAACTCGGCAAGTATGTCGATGAGAAGGATCTTAAGCGCGTTCTGACTGACCCAATGAACGCTTACACACAAGCTCTGCTTTCTTCTGGTAAGCGTAAGATCGACGACATCATCATCGACAAGTTCTTCGGTGAAGCCTACGTTGGCAAATCTGGTGGAACTACTCGTACCTTCTGTGAAGGTGTTGGCGATGAAGATCGTACTAACATTGTTGTTGGCGACAAGTCCAAAGGACACGGAGCGGCTGCTATCACAGCAGCAGGTGACTACGTTGTTGCTGGCGGTGAAACCGAAGGTTTCTCTGTTGGTGCTAACTTCGGTGGTTCCGCTTCTGGTCTTACCCTCGCAAAGCTTCGTGCTGCTCGTCGGACAATGCTTAAGCTTCAAGCGATTGACCAAGATGAGATCGTTAACTGCTTCGTTTCTGCGAAACAGCTTGATGACCTTCTGGGAATCACTGAAGTTGTTAGCTCTGACTTCGCAGTTCGCAAGTCCCTTGCTGAAGGTAGCGTGACTACATTCATGGGCTTCCGTTTCATCCACACTGAGCGTCTCCCACTCTCCACTGGCGGTGGTGGTGACGAGCGTCGTTGCATCATTGCAACTCCTAAAGCTCTGAAACTGTCTATCGGTTCTGGACTTAAGGGTGACATGTGGCGTGATCCTTCCAAGAAGAACATCCCTTACTTGTACTTCAAGCTTTGCGCTGAAGCATCTCGTATGTGGGGTGAAGTCGCTGGTGAGATCCGTTGTAACGAATCCTAATCTTAACCGTAGCCTCCCCTGAGTATCGGGGGAGGCTACTCCCTTTTACTAAAGAATGCCTGAATATCGTATAGTTGTAGCAAAGGGTGTGGACAAGCAAACTGTTCTGGAGTTGTTTGATAATGTCACTGATCCCTTAGCTGCCAGTAGCAGAGTATTCACTGTTGAGGTAGATGACGAAGATATAGAGTCTTATATGGCTAACGGAAGTATTTCTTTTATTGAGGCTGTTAACAACGAAACTACTGACGATTAATGGCCACTAAAACTATAACTTGTACTCGATTAGCACGTACACGAAACGCAGCAGTTCACGCAGACTTCAACAACAAAAACTGGGGTTTAATACGACACACTAGTGATAATAACCCATTTACTTCCTTATCCTACGGGGGTACTGAAAACTACACTTACACCTATGACAGCACAAACGGTCAAGGTGAGAATGTAGATATAATTTTTATTCTAGCTGGGATGGTATATACTGATAATGCTGGGTACAAAACTAGCGGCGTTAGTAGAATAAATCAATTTGATTGGAGATCATTAACAGACTCACCTACTTCTGTTAATGTAGATTACAGTACAAGTGCAGCAAGATCTTCTCATTCAGAATCTGTGTTAGCTTGTGCATGTCACAATGATTACGGTGCAGCTACTAAAGCTAACATCTACATAATCCCAAAAAATCAGATATCATCCTCTTCACACTACTGGGTTCTTCCTAAATTATTTCACCAACAAAAGGGTAACTCAAATCCAACCATAGTTGTCAACTCTTTTGGTCAAACATCAAATTTACAGTATGTAAAGAATCTTACTTTCAGAGGGACTACATACAGCACTATAGACGGTCAAAACATGCCAGCAGGAGACTTTGGCTATCCTAACGGTTTCGCCAAATTTCATAGACACAGAGTACCAAGACCTACTGACGATGTTTTATTAGAAGAAATGACTAATGCTGGTGTTATACACTTTGCTAGTGCTGGTAATGAATACAACAAGCTAGATGTTCCTAATGGCGTTGATTACAACAATTCGTTTTTAAAGTATATTTACGCTGATAACCACTATTACAACAGACCAACTTTTGCTAATGAAGATACAATAACAGTTGGCAACTTAGACTCGTGGTTTAACGACGGCAATACAGAGGTAACAGACACTGGAGACTTAAAAGAAATTTGTCTTTTAAGTGGTGAGTTTTTCAGTGATACTTCTAATGCAGGGCCAGTTGTTGATTGCTATGTCGCTGGTACAAACATCCCTGTTACAGTTCCAAATACTTCCAACCATCTCACCAACAATAACTCATTACTTGACGGTACATCTTTTTCTTGTCCCACACTTGCTGGTTTAGCTGCAATGGTTTTGTCTAAATACCCAACCACGACTCCAGCACAAATGCGTAAGTATTTAAGAGAGATAGCTGTGTCTTCAGCTACTATGGGTAACCCCGATGTAGCTCCCACAGTAAGTGATGGAGATAAAGGGGATCTAGCGTATAATAGGCTGCGCACATCACAAAACTCTAATCTTAAAATTACTTATATCGACCCTAGTCTTCCTTTTGATCCGTCTGGTATAACTGACACTACAATCACTTACCGTACAGAAACGTTACAGCCGCTAGGTTCTCCTACAGTTTTATCAACCAAAGACACAGAGAGTCAGACAACCCCTGAGTACGAAAGCTAATGTCTACCGAAGCAAATAAGTTAGCAATCATCAACTCTGCCCTTCGCATGGTGGGCAGTTACCACCTTGACGCTAGTGATACAACTAGCACAACTTACGAGATTACTTCACGAGCTTACGCTCAAGCTGTGGACGAGTTGTTCGGAGAGAACATCTTCGAGTTCAACAGTAAAAGAATTACCCTAACAGGCGTTGAGTCTACGACGTTCAAGCAACACAAGTACGAGTTTACTCTTCCGAGTGACTACAATTTATTTATTGGCGTAGAAGATGCAGATGACTACGCCTACACAGACTATCGCTTTGCTAACGGCAAGTTCTATTGCACAGAGCAAACACTTAAATTTTCCTACAGTTACGTCCCTGACCTAGATACAAACGCCTCTACCCTGCCCCCATTCTTGTCTAGACTGCTGAGCCTGCACATGGCCCAGAACATGTGTATAGAATTATCAGGCTCTGAGAACCGACATGAGATTTTGCATGTACAGTACGTCAAGGCTCTTAGACGAGCACGTGTACTAGAAGGCCGTAGCAGCCCAGCACAAACTTACATCAATGCCGACAACTCTCAGTTCTTGAACGCACACAGTCAATATGGCAAGGTATAGCAATGTTCAGTCCGACTTCTCTGGTGGTCTTATCAGCGACTACATTCTTGGACGCTTAGATATTAAGCGCGTAGCTAACTCTGCTCGTGTCTTTAAAAACTTTTTCCCATCCCTACAGGGGCCAGCCGTTTTTCGATCTGGTACAAAGTGGTACGGATCTACTACAGCAGATCAGGACAAGGTAGTTACCGTAGATCTGGTACTAGCTACTGATTCTACGTATCGGGCTGAGTTCACCAGTAACGTTATCAAGGTCTACGATGCCAATGGGAACCAACTAGGTTCTACCGTAAACTCTCCCTACAATTCCTCCCAACTAGATGAGCTTCGCTTTAGTGCTGAGTCCGATGGATTGTACATCGCACACCCGCTACACAAGCCTAAGCTGCTCAAGGCTGACATCACGACTGAGTCTAAAGAGCTTGTTGCAGATGACGGAGGTGTACTCAAGAATCTAACTGCCCTCGATGTCAACGGAGTTACCAGAACCCTTACAGCTAGTGCTGAAGTTTTTGGCGATACTAGCTGGAGCCTAACAGATCTGGAGTTTACGGTTGATCCAATCTCAAACACCGAAGAGAGCAACTCAAAATACTCCATCTCGCAGAACGAGCGTTATCTTAAAATTGAGAGTAGTGCTAACGACTTCTCAACTATTGTAGCTGCTGGAGACGGTAACTGGGAGAACTTCTACGTTGAGTATGAGCTAGAGGGTGAGAAACTCTTAGGTAAGGTAGTAGATGCAGCTACTTCTGCGAACTACACCTTGGAAGACCCAACGAACGACACAGTGTATATCGAACCTGTTGAGTCTGTTGTAGACATCCAAGACCCTGCTGCCCAGCTATTCCTGTTGGACGCAGAAGAAACAGCAGATACAGATGAGATAGCTGCTCTTGGTTATGATGGTGTCCCCGACAACGATATACATGTTCGTTGTGACACTACCGTATTCAATCAAGGTTACGAAGGCTCGTGGATTAGAGTGGGTAGCGACAGACGCAACAACAACGTTGTTGTCGGCCACACACGCAGCCTTACTCGCTGGTTACAAATCAAAGAGCACCGTGGTACAGAAGACCACCCTGTTGATTTCTTTAGAGGTGCTAAAACGAACGACGATTACACTTTTGGTAGTGTATATCGGTTCTACATTATGAATCCCACTGAACTCTGGATGGCTGGGGTAGACTCAGTCGGTGAGGTCAAGGTTACCACAGGATACGTAAACCAAACAGGGAACAGATCAGCTACGTTCAATCAAGGATGGAGTACAACTAGGTTACATGGAAACAGTGCCCACTTTACACCCTACACAGGTAACGCTGCGGATGTTATAGGCAACCTGTCCACCCAGAAGAATTTTGACGTAGTTGATTGCTACAGTGTCGCTGACGGAGTACCACTTGTTGAGGAATACAACGTATCCAGCAACGCAGATGGTAAGCTTATCGTACCACCTTCCTCAAGCGTACTGACTGTTACCACTATTGCCAACGATGCTACCCTGCGAAGCACCAACAACGAGTTCACTGATGCTGATGTTGGCAGATGTTTTATGGGAACACTTCCTTCTGGGAATGTGTACATGAGGGGCTACAGACGGATCAATGCAAAAGATCTTAAAGTAGAACTGATAAACGCAGTACCCAGAGACAAGCGAACACTTGACTTCGAGAATGACGGTGAGTTCCAGAGCTTTAGGAAAGGTGCTTGGTACGCTGGTAATTATCCAAGAACTGTAACGAAGTTCGAGCAGCGTCGTATCTACGGAGGTACTTTCGCAGAGCCTAATTTCTTATTCTTTAGCCGAACAGATGACACATTCAGCTTCCAGCTAACGCAGGATGATGGGGATGTACTGGACACAGACGCAATTACCTATGAACTGTCTAACAGAACTGCTGGTGTACGCTGGCTCAACGCAGCCAATGAACTTGTCATAGGCACTTCTGGGGGTATCTACCGCGTAGTACCTAACCAGTACCAGTTTGGTATCAGCCCCAAGACAGTACGAATAGAGCTTTCAGAAGAGGAACCTTGCGCTGCTCAGGCCGAAACAATCGGTTCTTCCGTGTTCTACCCTGACCGTTCTGGTACTAGACTTCTTGAGTACAAGTACGACACTAACTTGACCAGAGGTTCGTCTAACGACGTATCGAAGCTAATTTACCCAACCTTTGTAAACGACGCTATAGCTCAGATCGCATACCAGCACAGCCCCCAACCACGTATATGGACTAGGACTGTTTCTGGTAAGCTGTACTCGCTATCCTACCACAGACAGGAAGAGTTCTACGCTTGGTCTGAGCATGACCTCGGCAGTAACGCTACAGTGCTGGATGTAAACGTAACGCACGGAAACACCTCGTCCGACCTAGATAAGCTTTGGATAACTGTAAAGAGAACTGACGCAGGAAGCGGTACTCAGGTTTACTACGAGGCGTTGGCAGACGACGAGTCTGCTCAATCTATCAATTATTACCATCTGGATAGCTTCCTTGAGCTAAAGAGAGACGCTGGTGCACTAAGCTTGGATGTTAGCTCTAGGTTCAGCGAAAACGACGTTGTCACCGTGGTCGTAGATGGGGAGTCAGAAGGTACGCAGACTGTACCTGCTAGTGGCTTGATCACCATAAACAATCCAGACACCGCACAGCAAGTCCTTGTAGGTCTCGCTTACGAAGGTGAGCTAAAGATGATGTTCCCCACATGGGACGGCCAGAACAAGCCAGCTTACGGATCGGACAACGCACGTGTTATTTCGATCAAACCATTTTTCATCAACTCGTTCAGCTACTCCGTTGGAGTTAAGAGCGACATCACAAAGAACGAACTTTCTCCAAGCTACGGCATCGGTAATGGGTTTACAGGTTTCGATAAAGAAAGACCTGTCTCTGGATCTACTTTTGGTGTGGACAACGTACCAACAATCAAGCATTCAGAGCCTTACCCCTTGACTATCGCATCTATAACCACTAAAACGGATCTAAACTAATGGCAACAGCAGTAGCAATAGCAGCGACAGCAGCCAGTGGGCTTGTCCAGTATCGGTCTGCCCAGAACCAAGCACGTGCTCAAGAGTACGCAGCAGATGCTGCTGAGGCTCAAGGTCAGTACAACGCACAGGTCGCAATTAACAACGCAACCGCCAGAGCCGATCAAGCTCGCTTCCAGCAAGGACTTGCAGAGGCGAACAAGTACCGAGCTATGCAGGTTGCTCAGGTTAAACGCGGCATCCTACAGGATAAACTAGAAGCCGACCTAGCCAAGAAACGTGTTAGCATGCCATCGCTTGGCGGTAACTTTATTGACGTATTCAAAGCCGAAGAAGCAGCCGCTTTCAACGAACTCGCCAGCTTTGACTTTGACGCTGCTGAATCTTCTTATCAATATAACCTACAAGCAGGTGAAGCGGGTAGACAAGTAAACCTAGCATGGTCTTCGGGCTTGGCTGAACGAGACCTCACATTGGCTACTGCTGCCAACCAAGCTACTCAATTTAGGAACCAAGCTTCTGCTTCCAGACTCGCTGGTTTTGGTGCTCTACTAGGATCAGCAGCACAAGCAGCCTCTATCTCAGCTCAGAATCAAGACTAATGGCTATTCAACTCAACCCACAAGCTCAGCAGCAACGGCAAGCTCCGTTTGCTGCTTTTGATACAACGTCCCAGTTCCGAAGTGGAGGGGAGGCTATTGGCAGAGCTTTAAGCCAAGTAGGTCAGGCTGCTGCACAGATTGGAGCAGCCCAGAAACGACGTGACCTGCAATCTCAGAAACTGCTAGCCAGCAAAGCCTATAGTGCTTACGATGTAGAACTAGACAGGTTGTCTGGGGAGTACGATGCAGCAGTAGCTTCTGGACAGACCGACAGGATAAACGAGGCTCGTGACAGTTTCAACAGCCTTAAGACACCCGATTTTAACTCATTCCTGTCTGGAGATGAGGGCGGTACTATTACGAACACAGAAGTACTTGAGGCCTACAATATCCGAGCTAACGATAAGTGGGATAAGCTTTCTAACTCTTTTGCGAGAAAAGAAAGCAACTCGATTATATCTAGGCAGAGCATACAGTTCGTTACCGAAAGCAACAACTCAGCTAACCTACTCATAAACAGGTATCCAGACGGCCAAAGCGCATCAGAGATTGGTGCATACCTCCGCTCTAACTCTTTTGAAGCAGAAGACTTTCAGACTATGCTTGAGGGTCAGCCAACTACCGAATTAGCCAGTAAGTTTATTTCGACAGAGGCGGCAGTTTTGCAAGGCTACATGACTCACAACTTGGAGACAGCCAAGACTCCAGAGGAACTTGATGAACGCAAACTGGTCATAGACGAGTTTGTTACTGGTGAAGGCAAGGGTTACGGCTTTGACGCTACTGTTTTTCTAGATGCGTACAACGACCGAAAGAAAGACATCGACAACCCCAAAGCTCTCCAAGATTACTTCAAAAATGAGTACGGCAAGGTTGAGACGATGGTTAGCTCTCTGTCCAAGATGACAGAGGGACAGTTTGCCGAAGCCGAAAGAATAAACAACATATTGTTATCAACAATCAAACCAGAGTATTTAAGTGACACTGATAGAAAAAAATACAACTCAACCGTAGAGTTTCTGGGTATGCTTCTCCCACCTATTGATGAGGATGGGAATTACGCAGGTACAACTTCACGCCTTGACGAGCAAGCTCGCATATCAATCCTGTACCCAAAGGATAAGAGACCTACTCAAGAGGACTACTACAACGCCATCGACCCAGATGGAAGTCTCGGTCCAACGCATAGAGCGTTCTTCTCCAACATGGTAGACAGCCGTGTTCAGACCGCTGAACAGCTAATCAACGCAGGAGACATAGCTGGGTTCAAGTACCTGTATCCAGAGTTTGCACAGTTGATGGACAGTGGTAACTTCACTGGAGAGTCATCAGCAATGTCGTACTATGAGAAGGTCATCAAGCCTCAGATGTCTGGACAGATTACGGGCATCACTGAAGACAAAAGAATACTAGATGCCTTTGGTACTAACGTTGGAGGCAATTTAGTTTCATTCCCAGAGTTCTCTATCAACGGAACTGGTAAGGAAGTCCCTCAAGTAATTACCGATGTAGACTCCGCAGCAAGCAACGTAGTAAAAGTTATTAGTGATAATCAGGCTCTTGGCACACTAGCAGGACTTCATAACAACGCTTCATTTTTTGCAGCTAATCAAGATCCGACAACAACCCGCAGCAATACGATTATTGCTCTAACGGCAGCAGCAACCCTTGAAGGAGCCGACCCACAAACTTTTGCCAGTTCTCTGATAAACCTGATCAAGCTAGGTGAGGATTCCAGAGACGATAACGATGTTACAGACAGAGTAGACATGCTTCTGGATCACGACAGGTCTAACGCTATGGGAGATCTGAACGCTTCTCAGCTTGCACAGTACATACAGATCCAGAAAGACACAGGCAACTCAGTAGCAGCACAAACTTTTGAATCCATACTTGCTGGTCTAGTAGATCAAGGTAAGGACATCAAAGGTGAAACACTCGGTGGGAGATCTAAGTGGATCAAGTCCATTCAAGATTTCGAGGATCAGTACATCACACCATACATTGGCCGAGTTTATAAAGCTCATAGGGGTGTCCCTGTGTTTGTAGATGCTGACATTGCAAGAGAGAACATTGACATTATCTCAGATAGAGCTGTTGCTCGTGGTTTCGAGCTGGTCGGCTATGGGCGAGAAAAGATTGCTGGTGTTATGGGTAAGCCCAAAATTGACGGACAGTCGGTTGCAACCTACACTGCTGCCTCCGTCATCATCCGAATGGCTAAAAACGGTGATCTAAACATGGGTGCTCAGCTTGCAGATGCTGCAAATTATGGACTTCGGGGACTTTCAAACGCGGCACTTTCTTCGCCTAAGTATGAGTTCACTCCGTTTGGTGGTTACACACGAAAGTTCGGCGAAACCACTGGAGACGTTGTGTTCACAGCCAAGCAAGGAGACGAGTTCTACAAGGCTTTGTACTTTGGATTGATGGACAACACCTACGGTGACTCTGATATTGAGATTTTTAGGCTAGGTTCACCTATCTTTAAAACTGAGATAAATGAAGCTGGTGCTGCTGTCAGTAAGAAATACTACACTGGTGAGTTTTGGGATGCCTCGGAAAAACGGTATGTAAGAGCAGCATACCTAGATGGGACACCTGCTCTTGTTTCGGTTGACGAGGTTGCTGGCGATGTTGCGGAAGCAACTAAACGTGATATAAACATCTTCCGACAAAACCTTGCATGGACTGAACTTGGTAATCACTACAACAGAGTGGCTACCATCATCCGCGAAGACGAAGAACCTACTGAATAATGTTACCATCTCCTCCAAGAGCACCTGACAGCACACTCCGCACAAAAACTCTAGCAGAGATTGCTGGCGAGAATTATAGCACCACAGACTACGGCTTAGTAGATAGCATGAAGGCAACTTCAATGGCTACTATGGAGCGTAACTTTGGAACGTACCTGCACGATTGGACTAAGAAGGAGATTGAAGAAAGAGATGTTCGATTAGGTAAGGTTGCTCCTGTAACACAGGAGGAATACGACGAATCTCCAGCAGCAAGACTTGGATTAGAGTTTCGACCCAACGAGAACCCACGAAGCTTTCAAAGGCGAGTCAACAAAAAGGCTCGTCTTAAGTATTTCGACGAGATCATACAGGGGCAAGATCGAATGGTGGCGAATACTGCTACTGCGATTGCAACTGGACTGCTCACCGACCCAACCAATGCGATAGGTTTCGGAGCAGGTGCTCAGGCTGTTAAGGGGGCTTTGTACGCTGCCGCTGGCCAACGTGTTGCTGCTGCCTACCATTCTGCTGCTGGTACGTTTAAAAACGTTTTAGCTTACGGTGCTGGCTTTGAGATTCCTTATGCCTACATGTCCAACGATCTGGGCGTAGAGGAGTACACCTTTGAACACTTGAAGATGTCTGCTATGATGAACGTAGGATTTGCTAGCGTTCTGGGTGGAGCTTCTGGTTACATGGCAAGCAGACGAGCCAGTAAAGTCCAGAAGGCTAAGGCCGATTATCAACGATACGAAAGCTTCATGGAAGGTGACTCGCCAACTCTGCCAGCTTTTGTAGATGCTGCCGAGGTTGGTGCAAGACCTATCAGACGGTTCATCAAGCAGAACTCTCGCCTTGTGGACATCGCAGAAGGCCGAGTTAAGCAAGAAGAAATCACAACAGAAGACTTTATAAACATGTCTGCTATTGTGACCATGCACGAGAAGAATTTGGTTATGTCTAGACTCTCGTCTGAGCTTGCTAACAACTTCTTACGTCAGTCTGCGGAAGGCAAGGAACGCATACGCACACTCAAGAAGAACCACGCTTCTCAGATGAAGCGAGTCTCCGATGCTATTTTGTTCGGTAAGACCGATAAGCTTACAGATGCAGACCTTAAATTCTTTGAAGCAAACGACATTATAATTCGTGAAGCTGGAGACGGTGGAGCTATACAAGCTAAGTATGCAATAACCAAAGACTATGGTATAGTGACTCTAGCGGATGCGAGCTACACCAACGACATCTACAGTTTATCAAGAGAAGCGGAAAGAGTTGAAAACGAGTATAGGGCAGCTAAAATAGCGGGTGCTAATCCTAGTCGCTTAAAAGAGTTACGGGAGCAGCGAGATGCTGCTGTTCAAAAGGTTCAAGACCTTTTTGGTGAGACGTACTCCAAGATAGTTGAAGATGCCAACAAGATGGTCAATGAGATTATGTTTGGCAAAGAGGACGTAATAGGTGTTCGTATAGAAGAACAGTTAGACGTTCAGGGGCCTCGAAATAATAAGGGGACGTCGGCAGCAGCGGGGTTTGTTCGCTTGGATGAAGATGCTTTAATTAATTACATAGGCGAAGTCCACATAATGTTCTCTCAAGCAGATCGCATCGCTGTTGCGACTGCGCTAACCGATGACCCATCCATTAGGATGGTTCCTGCTAATGAGGGGGTGTTCCCAACCGTTTTGTCTACCTTGTTCCATGAGTCGTTGCACAACTTAGCCAAGTTTGATATAGACTCCTACACCAATCTGTTGGAAATAGCCGAATCAAGAGGCGTAAAGAACGCAATGAAGAAGACTCTAGTTGAGAAAGGCTATGGCAAGGATTTGCAATCACGGATAATTGAATCCCCAAGCCACCTACTTGAGTTCTCATTAGCAAGAAGTGAGTTTTGGGTGGGCTTACAAAAAGACGATCCAAAACTGTATGCGAAGTACAAGAATCTCATTGAAAGGCATCTTGAATACGCATCCTCTGTCTTAAAAGTAACAGGTTATGAAAAGCTATTTTCTGGTATAAAAAAACCAGAAGCAGTAGCTGCTAAGGTTGCTGAGTCAATTAACGAGTTGCGGATGAAGTCAAGGATAGACCAGCAGCTACGAGGAATCTATATGACCGAAGAGACTGGTGCTCAGGCTCCTACTGTGGCAAAGAAGGCTGCGTATGAGAACCCGAACTTTAAGTCTCGTGCTGCTGAGCTAGACAAGTTTAACGCTGACACTCAGAAGTATCTGGAGGAAGCGATTGAAGACATTCTCGGAGACTCTGCTCTTACTGCTAGACTTGAGTATGGAAACATACCACCCTCCGCAAAGGACAGGCAGGAACTTGCAGATGAGCTAGTAGAGACGATACTTAAAGACGACCAGAGTATCGCATTCCTCCAACCATACGCCAGAGAGTTGATAGACACTCTTAACGCAGCCTCCTTCCGCAGAAAAGATGCGCTAAGGCTTATCCGCAAACGTCTGGATGAGAAAGGCTTAGTTGAAGAACTCTCAGCTATGAAGAGAAACGGTGTACCTTTAGAAGACGTACAACGTATTGGATTTATTCTTCTGGATGATGACTTGTCAATAGGTGACAAACTTGGACGTATCAACCAGTACTTTGAAGAGGAGCGTCTGGCTGTTATCCTTCGCACTGTCCACGACGCAGCGATTAAGAACAACGTAACACAGATCCTCAAGGGAAAGAAGACACCTACTGCTAAAATGGCACAGCTAAAGACGTTGCTGGACGGTAGTCTTCGTAAAGGTGTTGAGCGTGACACCTCCATTCAACGCAAAGTGGATTCCCAGATTATCAAGGATCAATCACCGCTCATTGAGTTCCTTGTAAAGAACGACATGCTTGAGTTGTTCTTTGGTGAAGACCCAACGAAGTACATGTCTTCGTATCGCAAAGCTACCTTACAGAACCCACGTATAGCAAAGATATACGGAGAGAACCTCAAGGAAGGCTCGCTCCAGCTACACTTGGATCTGATGGAGGCTATGACCACTGGAGCCACACCGCTCAAGTGGAAAGGCGTAAAAGAATTTGAAGAACTTGTTGAAATCATACAGACGATCAACAAGGGACAGATGGCAGAGATTAACCATGTCGGTGTGAACATGCGTCAACGTAAACGCTTCGGCGGTTACAGTATGAAGTACGACAGAGAGGTTATAGCCAGCATGAGCAAAGAAGAGTTTGTTGCGTACATGACTAAGTACCTTGACGAAGATGAGACCAGAAAGTTGCACGGTGGTGTGATGGAAGGTCGTCCCACTACGAGGGAGATGGAAGCTGGCAAGACCGCAAGCACCTACCAAAAGTTCAACCTTAGAGGACTCCTAGAACAGATGTACGAAGAGGTAGTGTCTGGTAGGTTCGAGGAAGTTGACCCCACAGGGAACGTCTCCATTGTTGGCGGTCTGCGTAAGTCTGCCAAGTTTGCGTTCAAGGACGAGTTCAGAACAGAAGCCTTGGTAAAGTTCAGTAACTTTGAAAACCTTGGTCGCCTACTCCTTGACCAGATCCGTGGACGCTCTGAGAAAATCGCACTTGTTAAGAATCTTGGGCATGATCCATACGGTAACCTTATCGCTATAGCCAAAACCAATGGATTGGAGCGAGCTAAGGGTTACAAGATATTCGATGCAACAGCCAAGCAAGTTACAGGTAAACTTGATAATCCTGTAGATGCTGTGTTGGCTGCTCAATTCCAAAAGGTTCGTCAAGTATCCAACATCTTCTGGTTGGCGGGTTCTGGTGTGTCTGCACTGTCGGATATACCTCTGACTTTCGCAACGCTACAGTATATTAACGGTGAGGTAAACTTTAAGCAGTTTGTCCAGTCCTACAAAGAGGCAGTTTCGACTCAATTCAAAGGTAACAACCAAGAGATGGCTGCTTGGTATCGGTCACAGGGTGCTGGATTCGATCTACTGACTCGCACAGTTGCTCAACGTGTTATTACTGGCGACTCACAGACAGGAGGAAGACTGACTAAAGCTAATGACGTCATGTTTGAGGTTAACGGCTTGAACAGGATTACCGCTACTCACCAGCAGTTGTTCATGGACCTTGTAACCAACAGTCTGGGTGAGCAGCTAAGTTCTGGTAACATCAACTCTACTTTGAAGAGCAGAATGTTGGAGTTTGGGTTTACCGATAAGGAGATCCAGCAACTGGCTAAGTATGTGGAGAAGGCTCCAGACGGTAAGCTTCGTTTGGGTACATCTACTATCCCTAACGCTCCATTACAGCAAAAACTCAGTGGGTTCTACTTAACCTATATGAAGGAGGCTGTGATGGAACCAGATGCAGGAGCACAGGCTATTACTCGTCTGGGTCTGGAGTCTGGTACGATTACAGGTGAGACTGCTCGTGTAGCTCTCCAGTACTCTAGCTTCATGCTCGGTATGTCTCGTGTTGTGTACCGCAGATTTATGCACGGCTACCGTGGAGAGGGTCAGCACAACGCTATGAAGATGGCTCACTTAGTCACATATGTTGGTACTGCGCTAGCCTTTGCTTACATGACCACGGTGTTGAAAGACTTGGCTAAGTTTAAGGAACCAATCAATCCCGCTGACATGACCACTTTTGAGTTCACACGTATCTTACGCCAGTCTGGTATTTTAGGTATTACGGAACTCGGACTCAACGCAGTACAGTTTGGTGGTACTGCGACCCTTTCACCGATGGGTGGGGCTGTTGCTGAACTTGTATATGATGGAGATGCTAGTGAGCTAGCGGAACCACTGACTGGACAGCAGTACCCAATCATCGGCCCCGTCATCCAAAAAGCTATCGGCTTTGTGATGGGGGAAACTACTCAAGAAATTCAAAACGACTTAGCTGAAAGAAGCGAAAAGGCTTCGAGATAACTTGACTACTAACCTAATTAAATATAGATACACGTTATGGAAAACACATCCCAAACTGATTTACAGACTTCCAAGGAATACACGCTTGAAACTGATCAAACTGATAAGGATACGATTGCGGAGTACACATCAGCAAAGGGTAATCCTGAAGATATTACAGGCTTTACAATCAGCGGAGCGGGGAACACTGATGTAAATGGAACTTACACCAAAGGTGCAGACATTAATGGAAGAGTTCGCTTTGATGGTGGCAACAGTGGTGACTCAAGGATATCTTTTGTTTCATCCTCTTGGAGAATAAGATATGATGATGACACTATTTACACATCGCAACAAAATACGTTTTATCCTTGGGACGTTACAGATTGGCCTTTTGAATTTTCTGATTTTATAGGAGGAGCACCTTAATTATATCATGGCAAACAAACTAGAAAGCACTAACCAGACTACCGAGAACTACCCTATCGGTAACGCTCAAACATCCAAGACCACTACTTCTGAGTATCCACGACACTTTAGAAAGTATCACCCCCTCTGCCAAGACTACTTTGATAGAGTAGAAGCAGCAGGTGGTGGTTTTAATGTGGGGACAAGTATTGGCGTTGAAGAATTTACTATACGTAACGCACACGACGAGTTGTTTCGTGGACTAGCTTCTTACATTAACGACGGAAGTATTCAATCCTTGGCGTTGTTTTGTGGCACAAGTTTTGAGGGTCTTGGCGTTGCTGCTGTTGGCCCCGACTATGGAAAGACTAACGTTGTTGCTGGATATTATGCTCCTGTTAGGAACGGTGCTGGTAACATAGGAGTACTATTAGGTGAAGGGTCACGCATGGCATGCGAGAACGATTTTGCTATCGTAAACCCAACGAATATGCTTTCCGCTGATGGTTATGCTGCATTTGGTTACACCACTAAAGGAACATATCAGTCGCTTCTAGCAGATTATTTTAATTTAACTACTCCGACTACCTTCGATCTTACTAATGATTATGACGGTATACGGCATAATGTTGACGGCACAACCAGAGTTGTGATTGGTAACAACTACGATATTAAATATTATGTTGCAGCAGGTTATTATCCAACAGCTTCAGGTTATGCCATAAACCTAGATAGCGACGCTACAGTAAGCTCATCGGGTACACTTCCTGCCAGTTGGTCTAATATTGGTGCAGAAGATAACACTTATTTCCGTCTTGGTAGCTATGAAAGCATTGTATCAGATATGCAAATAGCATTTGGTGGTTTCTTAACTGACTTTGCTCTTTCAGGTTCAGCATCTTTTAAGACTCCTCTTAAGAAGTTTGTTACCGCACTTGGTGTACCTGGCACTGGACTAGACGTTTAATTAATTTATTTATTATGAACCAAGAAGATAGAAATTACCTTAACAGTTGTATTCAACAAACTCCTTTTAGCGAAGAACAAGCAGCTTTTTTGCATCGTTGGGCCCTTTCTGTTACACAGGAACAAGTGGACAGCATTAACGCGGTTCTTCCTCAAGGCGTGGCAGTGTCGGGTTTTGAGAGTGACCGTCGATTGGACGGTGGTTCTGGGTTGTTGCTTCCTGTCGCACTACTAACAGATGAAGTTACATACGCAAATGCACTTAGCATTCTGCAAGGACTTTCGTTTGTTGAGGTAGACACATCTGTGCCAGAAGAATAATGGAAGACATCATCTCAAGGCTCTCAGTAGGCACAGGAGGCTTTTTGGCAACCGTTGGGTTGCAGGGCATTAACTCAGTCGTATCCCTCCTTGTAGGGATATTTACGCTTATTTATATGGGTCTCTCGATATACAAGATTCTCAAGAAGAAATGACACCAGAAATACTAGCAATGTTGGGCGGTGGCGTAACTGGCTTTGTGATGAGGCTTATTGCAGCACAGGCTGAAAACCAAGCCCGTTCCATTAATGCACTTGAGCGTAGGCAGAACCTAGTAGATGACTCCGCTGACCGTGCTGCTGCCAGAGTAGGCGGTACTTGGATTCGTAGGTTTATTGTCGTCTGTACAATGTTCGCAGTAATAGCTGCACCCTTTATTGTCGCCTTTACCAGCGTGGACATATCCGTCCAGCAGGAAACCAGCAAGTTCTTTGGTTTATTCAAGGGCGTTCGCTGGGAGCAGGTGAGCGGGTACGTTATACTACCTGAAGTACGACAAACTGCTCTGGCTATTGTCGGATTTTACTTTGGTAGTTCACAAGTTAAATGAATGAGATTTTACAAATTATATCAGCGTTATGGCCAGTTTTTGTCGGCTTCATCGGTCTAGTGATTGTGCTGGCTAAGATGCACTATAACATCGAAACACTTACAGAAAAGGTCAAGGTACTCTTTGACTTTCATAACAAACGACAGGACAAGTAATGCCAAAGGACGCATGTTACTACAAAGTAAAAGCACAGTACAAAGTGTTTCCGTCTGCCTACGCATCTGGTGCGATTGCCAAGTGTCGTAAAGGCAAGGGTAAGAAAAAAATGAAAGCAAGGAGGAAGTGAATGGCTGTACGGAAGACAGAGAAGGGAGCGTCCCTGAAAAGATGGTTTGCGGAAAAATGGGTCGATGTCCGATCGGGGAAGCCCTGTGGACGACAAGGGGGCGAAAAAAGAGGAACGCCTTATTGCAGACCATCAAAGCGTGTAAGCTCAAAAACCCCTGTCACTGCATCCGAGATGTCCGAAGGACAAAAGAGATCACGAATTTCACAGAAGAAGAAGATGGGTCAACCATCGGGTAAACCAAAACGTGTAAAAGCAATAAGGAGAAAAAAATAATGCCAAATGTAAACGGAAAGAAATACTCATATACGCCAAAAGGAATTGCCAAAGCTAAAGAAGCTGCTAAAAAGAAAGGCAAGACACTAAAAGCTCGCTTTAAAAAAGATGCGTAAAGAACACAAGAGTAAGACTGGTGGCCTAACGGCTGCTGGTCGTCGTTACTTTAAAGCCAAGGAAGGAGCCAACTTAAAGGCTCCTGTAACTGGCAAGGTGAAGCGTGGCTCCAAGGCTGCGAAACGACGTAAGTCTTTTTGTGCTCGCATGAGCGGTGTTAAGGGGCCAATGAAGGACAGCAAAGGTCGTCCTACTCGTAAGGCTCTTGCTCTTCGTAAATGGAAATGTTAAATGGCTGAGTTCCCACTAACTAATACAGCGTCTGATATAGATACTGCTATTCAAAAAGTTGTTGGTATAACAACTACGCCTACTGCTGGTAATATTAATACTGTTACCAGTGGTGGTGTACACGCTGCCTTACAGTCTTTGAACCACACCAACATGGATGCTGGGTTCTTGGTTACTGAGGCTGAAACTATCGCTAGTAACGACACGGACACACAGATTCCAACGTGTGCTGCTGTAAACGCGGCAGTAGGCGGTACTACGATCAAGTATGCTTTCTACGAAAAGACCTCTGGCAATGCTAATAGTAGCGGTACTATAGATGTAACAGAGACTTTAGACCCAGATAACATAGGTTCGGTAAGTGGCGGGGTGGTCACGCTAAATGCAGGAACTTATTTAGTTACGTGGAGTGGTTCGTTTGCAGAAGATGATAATGACGGTTCTGACTACGCTACTGTGAATTTTAAACACGATGGTAATGTCGTAGGTAATCCAGCTTTTAACGAGACTGGTTCTACTGCACGTAATGCTACAGGATCAACTACCAGAATCATAACTAGCGCAAGTCCCCAAACTGTGCAAATAGATCACAGTAATGTTGGTGCTACGTTGTACTACGATCACGTTTCAATAAGCATACTTAAATTTGCATAATGGCTGAATTTCCACTAACAAACACTGCACAGGAGGTAGACGACGCTATTCAGGCAGTTGTTGATGCTCCTAATAACAGCATTACATCTGGCAGCAACGAGCTTGTAACTGCTGGTACAATCCATCAAGAGATAACTACCTTGGATGAAAGTAACCTAGACTCTGGGTTTTTGGTCACTGAGGCTGAAGGTATTGCTAGTAACGACACAGATACACAAATCCCAACTTGTGCTGCTGTAAAGGATTATTCAGATAATTCTAAAGCTAGTTTGGGGACGTATTCCTCTGTAGGTACATCAGGTACAGCAGCTTCGGACGGGTTTCTTGTTGTATCGGGTAGTAGTTCTGCTGGTATTACCTTGACAGCAATCGTAGACGGAGAGACCTTTACACAGGCATATGATTTTACAAGCGGCACTAAGACTTTTACTATGACTCTACCTGTTGCATCTGGAATGTCGTGGTCTGTTAGTGGTGGTACAGCAAGATTTATATCTCTTTCCTAGCGGTGTGCGACTCCGTCAATGATACGGTAGTTATTGACCTCGAACTTTTTGCCCTTGTGCGTAATCTCAGCAAAGCCTAGATTCCATTGGTTGACGGGCATATAGTCAGGCTCAAGGTCGCAGAGACAACCGACCGACCAGCAAGCGATAGTGTCTCCGTCCATGTTCTTAACGGAGTGCTGACTGGTTTTATGCTTATGCCCAGCAATAGCACAGACACCAGTCTTAACTTGCAGGGTTCGAGCGAAGTTTACTGGGTCAAAGGTATTAAAAAATTCATGACCGTGGAGTATCCATAGCCCACCAGCCTTCATCATTTGTCGTCCACCGACTTCGATAATGTCAAGATCCTCGAAGCGTAGCAGTTTCTCAAGCTTGAAGTCTGGTACGCCACACAGTTCTGGAGCCTTACGCCACAGGAACTTTTCCCAACGTTCTTCGTGGTTGCCAATCTTAAAGAAGATGTTGGCTTCTGGGAATCGCTCACGAAGGTGCATGAGAAACTGTCGGCTTGCTTGCAACTCACCAGCCAAGTCTCTGGCATTTGGGTCGGTTTCCCAACGGCTGGTGGCGTAGAAGTCTACAGTATCACCGTTTAGTACTATGTTGGTTGGGTTCTCGTTATGTGCTAGTGCACACTCTAGTGACTCAACGTCGTGATAAGGTAGATGGATATCAGACAGTAGAAGAGTAGTGCCGTCAGGGATGCGTATAGTGCGACGCTTAGAAGTAAGCGACTTAGGAATCTTATACTCCCCAGCTTTTCCATTTGGTTTACGATGTTCATCTTTTGCTCTAGTTTTGTGTTGTAACCCGCAGTTGCCACGAGCGTAACGAACCGCGTTACGAGCAGCTTCTAGCGACGAGTACAGGTTTGGATGTTCTTTGTAGATTATTTGTGCAATAGTTCTGTTTCCGTGGTTGGGGAACTTCTCTATGTATTGTCTTGTTATGTCTATTTTTTTCATGCCTGATCAACTAGTACTCTTTCTTCGAGGTTGTTAAGGTTTGCTAGAAGTTTTTTGTTGTCCTCTTTCAAAGCTTCATTCTGCTCTGTTAGTGCCTCACAAGCTATGGTCATGGTGCGCAGTCCTCGTTCAAGGATTTGGCTGTCGGATTGTGTGAATAAGGGTCGGTTGGTTGCTGGTATGCTCATTTGATTATTTCGATAAGGTCGTCTAAGACCATGTTTGAGAGTTCTTTCTTTTCTTCCAACCTTTTAAGGATGGTTTCGTCAACAGTGCTAGGCACAACAAGATCAATGTAAGTACACTTGTCACTTTGTCCAATACGATGGATACGATCCTGACTTTGTAATCTTGTTTCAAGGCTGTAGTTGTTGGAGTAATAGATCATGGTAGATGCACGGTGTAATGTCAAACCTTTGGCAGCAGCAGATGTGGCTACAAAGAAGTCAGCGTCACCATCTTGGAATGCTCTGACAGCCTCATTGCGAGTATTTCCTGTCTCATCCCCAGTGAAGCGAACGATACGTTCTTTTGGAAACTTCTTGGACAGGGCTTCTACAATCTGGGAAACGTTGTGTCTGTATGCACAGAAGATCACTAGTGGTTGCGTGGTCTCTGCAATTTGCATAAGTGCAGGGATACGATTGTTTGGTAGGTCAACCTCTGTGCCTTCATCGGTTACAACGAATCCTGTAAGTATCTGGTGTAGCTTTGTAATGCGTGTCAGAGCTAGAGTACTTGTAACAAGTTCACCACTCTCTAACATAGCCAGACAGTCTTCTTTCATTGATCGGTAGACTTTTTCCTGCTCTGGAGTCAGCGATACTGCAAGCTTAGTAAAGACTTTGTCTGGCAAATCCAAGCAATCTTTCTTCTTTATGTGAAGACTGAATGGCTCCAGTAACTTGGTTAGCTCGTCCAGATGCTGGTAGCCTACAATCTTACGGAAGCTACGGTGTCCCATAGTCATCGTAGTCTCGACAGCAAAGGCGTGTTTAAACGCTGTGTAAGTTTTGTATGGTAGAGCGTCTTTATTTAGAAACTTACACTGACTGAACAGGTCTAGTGGACTCTGAGTAATGGGTGTGCCGTTGAGTACCCACCTACGTGCAACCATACCAGCTAGATCAAGCACACGCTTTGTCTGCAAAGCTTTGGGATTTTTGATGCAAGTGGATTCATCAACTACCATGTGCCGTTCGGCAGTATAAGGTGATGATGCTAAGAACTCTGTGGCTGTCTTGAAGCCGTCTGCTGTGCGTAGGGCTTCAACGTTGATTAGAAAGATTCTAGATTGGTCTTGGGCTACGCAGAATCTGACGAACTCTTGCTTGCCTTTCTTGGATTTGATTGGCCCCTTCCAAGTATAAGTAAGAACATCGTCCATGTGCTTGGGTATCTCATTGATTCCCCAGTTGTGGTGCAGTCCGTTGGGTGCTACTACGATAACGTCGAAGCGTTTCATAGAGTTCTTGATAATATCCAAGACAATCTTGGTCTTACCAGTACCCATCTCACAGAGCAGAGCACCGTAATGTTGGTCTTTGAAACGTTTAACTGCTTCGTCTTGGTGTTTAAGTGGTTGTGTTTTGTATATCATCGTTCTTTTCTTCTAATGCTTTTGCAAGGCCAGCAGCGTAGCCTTCTTCCCAGTCCTTGACTCGCATAATGTCGGCAACTTGTTCTGGTAGCCACATAATGTGCAGGATTCTAATTAAGGCATCTCTGAAATCATCCAAAGGTGCTCCGTCTGGCACTTCAAGTGATGCTGTTTCTTCGTAATGTTGTATAGTTATTTTCATGGTAGTTGGTAGAAGAATTTTGTTACTGGTGGGTGGATGTACAGGTTTTGTTTAGCTCGTGTAGCAGCGACGTAGAACACACGGTGTTCATTGTCCATATCTTTAAGCATACCTTGGTAAGTCTTGTGTGTCATGTCAGGTAGAATAACAACATTGTCAGCCTCTCTACCTTTTGTTGCGTGGATGGTAGTAACTTCTATGTCTGTGCTTTTGTCAAGCTTACCTTCTTTCTCTGCCTTAAGTAATACTTCCTTGGTAAACTCTGGTAGTTTAAAGACTGCGTCCCATTTGGTCAGAGTCTTAAGTCCAAAGTTTTCTACAAGATCATCTTTGGAATACATTTCTGCATCGGGCATAGTATCCAGAAGGTTCTTGGCTCCTCTGGCTATGACAGTGCCACTCGGCAGGAACTCCCTGTACAGCACTTTGAGTTCAGAAGCTTTAAACTTGTAACCTCTGCGTAGTTGTTCCCACATCTTAATGTACTTGAGTTGCTTCTCGTTGAACAATGAGTGGCTACCACTGGAGACAAACAATTGACCTTTTTGCATTAGTACGTTCTCAAAGATGTTGAGCATTACTTTGTTCCGTGCTAGTAAGAACCAAGTTCCTTGGCTCATGTCTACGTCAAGTAAGCTGTGAATCTTTTGTACAGTACCTTGTTCTTTCTTGCTTTGGATGCTGTAAGGTTGTTTCTCTGTAATCTGCTCGGCAATTTTTTCTGCGTACTCAAGTATAGGTTGCGGTAGTCGGTACGATGTGTCTAGTACTGTACGTGAACCTGTACGTTTGATGAGTGAGCTTGGGTCACCACCT